ATTCTAGAGGGGTTCCATGCACCATGTAAGCTTCAGCAGCTTTAGGGATAACCAAAGCTGATTGGTTCTGATGCCAACCAAGGTCTTCGTACTGGTATGCACCTTTGCGTTTAACCTTACCGTTGGTTCCAACTGCGATATACGCATTGACGTTCTGAATGAACATCTTGGTGTAATCAGCAAACTCAAGATTCAACTTAACTTGTTGTTCCCATTGTTTGCAGACTTCCGCGTACTCTTCTTCTTTTGAACGCAAGCAAGCTACTGTAACACCGTCGGTATTTGCTTGCACAACTTTCAGACCTTCAATCTGAAGAAGTTTATCAACCAAAAGACACAATGACAATTGACCGTTTACAGTAATAGACATTGTGAATTTAGGATCATAGAAAACTGAATATTTGTCATTGGATTTACCATAGGTTCCATTCAGGGCTAGTTTCAGCATCGCATTCTCAGCAGAACCTTTAGGTTGAGCCTTGCGTTGTTCGTACATATCTTTGTAGATATCGCAGAACTTTTCCGTAAGGTGCTCAGGATAGATTCGATTGCTGATGGCAATGTTGGGATACATACTTGACATAACCTTGTATCTTTCAATACAAGCCGGACTATATCTTAAATAACCTAAGTTATTCCCTCGCACTTCGGGTATTAACCCTACTCTACTCACTTCCGCACTGCTTCATTACTGCGTGTTTTCGATAGTCTCTGAACCTTACTCATTTTAAAGAGTCTTGGCTGCTGATTGTCCAATCTTTGTAATTTTCTGACATTCGCATTTACCGTTTCCAGTTGTGCTGTAGTTTACAAAGCTCTAAGGAGTTTCCAGCAATTCACGAGGTTTATAGACGCCTCAAGTTTCCTCAAACGTCTGCATCACGAATAAAATACTTACTCGTTTCTTTTACTACTTTATTCAATAAGCTACCATGAATACCACCTACACCAAAGTCATACCTGAAACCTTCTACAACTACATTCAGTGTTTCGGCTTCGTTCCAACAACCCCAATAGGATTTCTTTGGTACACGGACTTTCTTTACTTTCACCTTACCTTTAGCGTCAACTACGTTTTCAGTAACATGCAGACCTTCTCCATCAAATAGATACTCAGTAGCTTTCAGTTCTTCTTCTTCAACCCAGCCCAAAGGATAATCCTTCTTGAACTTCTTGATTTCTAGATCAGAAGGTTTAGTTTTGAACTTAGTCTTCTTGACTTGCATTTCTGCGTACTGAGCTACAGCACCAAGTCGGTGTTCTTTAATGTCGCTGAATACACCTTTGGTTTCTGTAATGATCTGAGAATCAAACCAGTCTTTAACTGCAATGAACTCAGGCCGAGTAAAATCGTAGTAATCAAACAAGCATTCACTTAGATCAATTTCAGGTCTAGGTGTTTGGCTCATTACTTTCTTACCGTTCTTGTATTTATACAAGGGAATACCAGCTTCTTCTAGTTTCATGACAAAGTAATCAGCACCAATTTTAGTATCGTCATGATTCATGAAATTGCGATTGTACTTGGCTGAAAGTTGCTTTCTGAACTGAACCTGGGACTTGCTTGCTTTCAAGAATACTAGAGTCATCCTTACGTCATGCAGGTTATATTCTTTGAGCTTCTTGATTTGATCAGAGTCAAGATAAGAACCTACAGCATAGGGCAAGTCTTCAATGTTCTGCTCTCGCATGTTGAACTCAAGCATTTTCAGGCTTGTAGCTTTTGCTTTGTTGTTGAAGTGCCAGATTCGGTACAAGTCAATCTGAGGGACTAACCTGTCATCGGTCTTAACAGAAGAACCAAAACCATCCTTGAAAGAATCAATCTGTTCTTGTGCGTACTTCCAAACCTTATCAGCAATAGCTTTACCTGTTTGGACTTTGCATTCAGTCAAGAGTCGATGAATAACAGGGTAGTCAAACCCCAAGGAATTGAAGCCAACCATGTCATGACCTTGTTCTTTGATGTAATCAATACAGGCTTCGATTCGGTTAATTTCATTGGCTTGGAATGAAACCTCAAAGACTTTCTCGTGCTTTCCATCTGCTCGGGTAATTGCAAACAGAAAACAATTAGGGTAGGTTTCAATGTCCCAAACCCATAGTTTATCTAATTCAAGTTCCATTCAAAGTTCCTTATAAGTTAATTAACATCACCGTTCATCCAGTCATCTAGATCATGCAGGCGGTGAGTCTTGTTGCAGTAGTACATTGCACCAGCTTGACCTGTTACACCTGTCGCACGATTCTTACTTAGTACAAGGTGAGTTGTATTTCGGATTGTATCATCTTCTGCGTACTTATCGCGTTGCATCATTACAACCCAGCTTGCTGATTTGATGATAGAACCACTACCGAAGATAGCTTCTTCAGGAATAAATGAACCTGAACTTGCTGAATCTTTATTGGTTGTACTCTTTCGGATATGAGCAATCAAGATGAAAGTTACATTGTAGTTCTTGACCATTGACTTCTGCCACTTCATGAAAGCAGCTTGTTCTTCGTTAGGTAACCCTTCGAATAAATCGCTGATCGGGTCCAAGATAATAACCTTGACTCCGCAAGAAATAATCATTTCTTCAATCTTGTCTTGTAGAACTTCAATACTACCATCGCGCTCATCAATAACCATGAACCTATCTGAACCATCTTCTGTTTTGAAGAGTTCATCTGCCTTTTGTTTTACATCATCAGTAGACACAAAAGCTAGTTTTTCATCAGCATCTTTGATATTAGCAATCTTACTCTTGATGTGACGACTGAGCATTGCTTGTGCATACTGACCACAAGTTAATTCAAGAGATACTACCCCAATTTTATGTGGAGAATTAAAGATCCAGTAGTATAGGCATTCATTGATTACTGTAGTTTTCGCTGCACCTGTGCCTGCTGCTAGGACACCAATAGAACCTAACTCCATGCCACCAATCATTTCATCGAGCTTACGGAGGAAAGGAGGTAAAGGGATCTTTGGTACACCGATTGATTGCAGAAGCTTTTCATACAACTGAGAGCTACCTACTACGCCAGCAGGTACATAGGTTTCAGCGTTGTAGAAGTCAGAAATGAAAGCTCGTTGTTCACCTTTCTCAAGGTATTCATTAGGGTCTTTGTAACGAAGCTTCATCAACTTCACCTTACCCTTTGGTAGAACACCTAGAACCTTCTCTGCTGCTGCTTGACCTGCTTTGTCGTTATCAAAGGCAAGAATAATGTTGTCAAACGAATCAAAGAACTTGTATTGACTTGCGATTTGCTTTGTTGAATTAGCACCTACCGTTGGACTTACAACTGCTGTTTCAAAATCAGAACCTTTGCTGGAATTGTATTCCTTGAGCATCTGATACGCGCTGAGGGAATCCACTTCACCTTCAACCAATAGAAGATACTTGCCACCTCGATTGAACTTGAACTGCATAAATAATTCACAGTCAGACCCTGTTCGACCTACACTTCGGAATGTCTTAGGTAGTTCACGAATCTTATAACCAGTTAGTTGACCTTCTTGTGTGCAAGGGTAATATTGATCAGTCAGGTTATCTTCGTCATCATAGAAGTGCCTTACCCCAAAATACTTATAGGTTTCATCCTTGATCCCACGGTAATTAGAACCAGATACAATAGAAAGTTCCTTAACTAAATCTCGTTCTTCCTGAGTAATAATAGGTTTTGTTTTCTCTGCTTTTTCAATCTTTTCCATAACTTTTTCCTTTTGTCTGGTTCGATTATTCTTTGGTTTGTTCTCTTCGATGTATTCTTTACTTGGTACCGTAAAAGAACAAACGAAGCAGTGCAGTGAACCATCATCATAGATAGCGCACCCATCACTGCTTCCGCAATTATCACAGCTTTTGTGATACTTATAATTTGCCATCTAGATCCTTATTTACTTGTCCAACAGATCCATAGCTAGTTTATCATAACTTAGATAATATTTCCAATCAGGGAACTTTTCCTTGATCTTCTTGACAAAGAAGTCATTATTATCATAAGCTGCTTGCAGACGAACTAAAGCTTTGTGCTTCAGGCTGCGATCAAAAGCTTTTGTAGTACGAATAGCTTCAGAAATAGAAGGTTTCCACCAAGCTTGACAGATGCCAAAAGGAAAACTATCAACCATCGAATAAGTGCCCTTGTGGCAAAGAATAACCTGAAACTTCACCTGCATGAATTCAAAATCAATTACACCTGCAATATCCGGGTTCTTACGATAGATACTGGCGTCAAGAGAGTTATAGATAGCGGGCTTTGCTTCAATTCCTAGGGCTTTCAACTGCTTGATCAAGAAGGAACAGTTGCTGTAAGAGTAAGGTGAATTCACAAAGATATCTACATCCTTTGCAGGTTTCTGCATGTACCAATCTCGTGGGGCACCACCAGCTACGATACAAGTAGGGTCAATAATTTCCATAGATTTCATTACTTCACGAGCAATGACCTTTTGATTTTCTACTGTGTTCATGTCAAGGTTCAAGTTTAGTTCCATTAATTTCTCCTTTAATAACTACACGTCGTTAGATAAGTCCTACCTTCAAGACCAGTCTTCCTAAGAAATGAATACTTTGCTTTACTAATGTAGTCTTCAAGATCAGGTAAAGTATCTAATTCAGAATAAGAATAGCCACCTGAACTTACTACTTCAACACCCACTAGACGATCATCTTCATCACAATCATAGTAATATCCGAAATCACTGATCTTATTGTTGTCAAGTAATTCCTGTGCATTTGGAACATCACAGAAAGGTAAACCTACTACAATCTTTGCTGAATAACTTACACCCATGTTATTGCTCCGGTTCTTCTAATTCTTCTTCAATATAGTCAAAAGGATTAACACCAGAAATCCCACTAATACCAAACAGATCAACAGCTTTCTGGTGCTTTTCTTCAGCATTTAGTTGACTAGCGAAGTAATCAGTAAACATATCTTCTTCAAGATCGAAGGAAATCTCGGAATGCTTACCCAGGACTTCACCTAGATAAACAAACTTACCAATTGAATCCTTAACAGATTGTTCAAGAGCAATAAATAGTCCTTCGATTTCGCCATGCCGACCACAGTCTACATAAAATGAATATAGTTTGAACATTTGTTTTCCTTTAGCTAATATCATCTGAATTACGCAATCCCAAGAATACAGGGAATCGAGGTACTTCATCTTGCATTCCTACCTCAAAATACTTCACCTTAGCCAACTGACCAGTTAGACTTTCTCGCTGATCCCACAGGCTCTTTCGGGTAGCATCATCAAAGCCTGTACCTACACCAAAGATTGTACCTGAAGGCGTCTTGCAAAGCAATGCTCCCAAGGTATCTAAAGCTACAAGACCTTCCTTGGAAGTGCTACGTGAAGTCTGACCTAGTTCGTTGACTACAGCTTCGTTTGCATTATGGTACTTAGGTTCAAAACCTACGATCTCAAACTCGGAATCAACGAATAGTTTGCGCTTCAGAAGTTGCTGAGATTTAACCGTACTACGACCAAACTTGTACTTGCCGTCTAAGGACTTCAGCATCGTTCCTTCGAAACCTTGCTCTAGTGCATCCTTTTCAAATGCTTCAAGTTGTTCGTGGTTTTCAATACGAACCTGAGTTACACCCCAAACTTCCTTCGGTAGTTCACCCTTGATTTGTTTCTGTAATAGATCCTGATAGCGTAGGAAAGCTGTCTTTGTTTCATCGACAACATCAAAAGCAAAGAAGGTAAAATCCTGAACCTTGTCAATGGACATAACAACTGAAGTGGTCTTACTGAAGACCAAAGGATCAGTTTCAGAACCTACGATAAACTCCCCGTCAAGACCTTCTAGAGCCTCTTGGTTGAGTTTGCACCATTGTTGGATACAAAGGTTAGGTAGGGGCTTCAGAGAACGACTGTAGGCGATTCCACCGAAGATACATCCTCTGAGGCCGTCTAATTTTACAGAAGCCATTACTGGAAATTTTACCTGAGAGGTTTCAGCAGCAACTGCTAACATTGGTTTGAAATTATTTGGTTTCATATTTATCTTTATCAAAATGGAATATCATCGTCAAAAATAATATCGTACTCTTGTTTCTTCAAAGCTTTGTACTCTGAGTCTAAAACAAGAGCTAATTCTAGATCCTCTTCAATTGAAGGTGGTTGCTTGTCAGCCCAGGTCATAACTTGCATATAGTCCCTGAAGTCAGTAATTTCTTCTGTGTAATTGAATGGAACAATTACATAATATTCTTCTGGTTTACTTCTTGGATATTCTGAAACAGGTAAACTGTCTGAGTTTTTACGATAACCCCAACAGAGAACCGTGTCTTCTGTACTTTCGTAGTCCCAGCCTCCATTGATTACTCTACCTGTCTTTACTGACAAGTCAGGGTGAAACTCTACGTTGTCCAGATAAAGATGATAAGGATAAAGAACTACTTTCATCTTAACCCTTAAATTGCTCAAGCTGTGGATACTTCTTAAACAACTCCTGCTGCTGTTCCTGCAAAGTATAGAAGCAAAATACCTTCACCATAGCCTGAATCATATCTTGCCCGTATTGACTGAAATTATCAGAATCTTTCTTCATTGCATTATCAATGTTCCATTGCATTTCTTGAATGACGATCTTATCTTCAAGTTCTAACTGGTTATAGTAAGTCATGTTAATTTCCTTTGTTGAATACACTCAAGATACAATTGACACCTTGAATGAACGTGTGCTGTTCCATTGGGTTCAGTTCATTCCAACCCCGGGTATCACCGAATTGCAACTTGATCTTGTCCCAGAATAATTCTACTTGACTTTGTTGGTTCATGTTTACTCCGTATTGTATTTAATAAAAGCAACTTGGATCAATTGGTCCATTAGGGTCAACCGTAGTATAACCCAAATGCTTCAGAATCTCTTCCATAAGTTCAGCTTCTCGCCAATCTTTACCTCCGAAGCAACTAGCGGTAGGTTTAAGGGTTAAACTAGAACCATCTGGAAAGGTTACTTCAAAACCAGCAGCCCAGGAACCACCGCAGCCTT